TATCTCATTCATTACGAATCTATTGTTATCCCATAGATAAGGTGTGCGAACTGCTAACAACATACCATTCAACATAGTATTTACTTCACTGACAATAGCAATACCACCGTTAAGAACTATAAGATGAGTCAATATTCTTTTAGCAGTTTCATCATCTTTTATTTCCATGTTAGGAAGATTGCCATGGTCGTGATAGTTCCACAACATGTTTATAATTTTAGGTATGTCAAATTTGTTAGCAGGTCTTATCATGCACCATATCCTGACATGTCAGTTATTTGACTTTCGGTTGCTGACGCACTGCTTGATGTTGGTTTAGGTGCAACTGGCTTACCAAAGTCAAAGTTTCTATCTGACAGACTATAAACATTGTCCATACTTGTATCAGTTGAGTTGAATATTTTCCAACTAGATTCATTTGTTTTTCTGCCAGAAATTTTGTTTTCAAGAATGGTACGATAACTGCTTGCGTTTAGTGTAACAGTGAATGTATCATTGTTACCTTCACGTTCTTCAGTAATGTTATAACTTGTTACAATGCCTGTAAAGCGTGGTGCATAGTTGCTAAGGTTGTAGTTAGTGTCATAGAAGCCACGTATGATTTCTATCTTAGAACCTTTGACCTTTTTATCTAACACAACAAAAATGTTTTGTCCATCGATGCCACTTAACGATACTGATGTATCTGCTGATGTTACACGCAAGTCACGTTGTTGCACACCAACTGCAAGCAATCCACCCATAGGGCTGTAGACTTGACTGTCGATAGTCTCTGATTTGTAACTTGAACTAAAGGTATAGACATTCACATTTGATGTGTTTGCTACATCATTGAATATAGTAAGTTTAATAAATTCTGCGTTAATGACAAGCGTTTTGCCATCTGCTACTGCTGGGATATTATCCATGTTATGCGTCTCCTACAAATTCATACAAGGCAAAAGCATCACTAAATTCTAACAGTGCGTTGTTTGTTATTGTTGATCCATTCATTAATTGTCCACCTGGTATCAACTTGTATGTTGGCATGTTAGGGCAAAACATATTGAATGTGCAACCATTGCCAACAACTATACCTAACCCAACAACACTATCAGTAAGAATGTTAGGTCTGTTTGTTGTGATTGTTACTGTTGATCCGCCGCCTCGTGTAACAGTATTTACCACTGTAAAGGGGTATGGATAATTACCTATCTGTATCAAATCGTTTGGTCTAAACAATACAGTACCAGAAGCAACGCTAGGTAGTGATGTTAACACTAATTGATCTCCCACAAAAGTACTTACATCGATAGTGTTGATTTGACCACTAGTCATCGAGCCTTGATATGCAAAGATCCAACTTAAGTTTGAGTTGTTGCTAAATGTAATTTCTTCTGGTTGTGTTCTATCTAAACTGTCTAACGCTTCCATCAAATCACGTGCTTGACTATATCTAAAACTGTTTGGCATTTCAACAGTCATGCGCCATGGGTTCTTTGTTGGTGTTTGACTAACTCTAGGTATTTCGTTGCGTGTAATTTGTATACCCACAACTTTTCTACGATCTATTTGAATGCTACTGCAATTGTCTATGATTGATTGTAATCCTGCCATGATATTTCCTTATCTATTTGAGTATGGCATTTCTTTGCGTGCCATTTCTACTGTACCAAGTAATGTCTTACGATTCTCAGCAAATAGTTGAGCAACACTCTTGGCATCTAATGCACTAACATTGTTAGTAATGTAATTGTTTGTGACTGGTGCAGATACTTGAGTGTCACCTCCCATACCCAACTTATTATTAGGTATGATTGTACCTGCACTCTTTGGCATAAACAATTCAGGACCTTGCTCTCCTACGATACTTGGTCTGTTGATTGGTGGAGTGCCACCATTAGCGAATCCAAACAAACTACCAATTGCACTGAAGATGCCACCGCCACCACCAAGCATGCCTAACACTTTGGTTGCTTGTGCTTTTAACTCAATCTTAATTAAGTCTTGTATAATGCTACGGCTAAAGTCTTTGAAACTAAACTTACCTGTTTCAACAAAGTTATCAATCGCACTTTCCATATTGCGTGTGATACTACTGAATGCTTGTCCTGCTTGTTGGGCAGCGTTAGTAGCATTGTCCATGTAGTTGTCAAATGCTGTCTTCCAACCCTGTTCCCATGTACGACTTGCTGTAAGGTTTAATGTTTGTGCTTCTGCAATTCCTTTGTACTTCTGTGCAATTTGATCTAGACCATTTGCAAGTTCTTGTGCTTTCTCTGATGTTAAGCCATCACCACTATCTTCAAAGCCTGCACTAAATGCACGGCCCGCTTCTAATGCTGCCTTACGTGCATCTTCTTGTATCTGTGCCATTTGTTGTTCAAGTGGGCTACGTTTTGCTTGAGCACCTTCGAACTTAACATCTTTCATCTTGTCATTGGCACTAACCATTAGATCGCCAAGTTGTTGTTGACGACTAATCTGCGCTTCAATGGCTTGAGTCATTCTTTCCATGCTGGCAATACGCTGATTTTCTTCAAATCTTAATTTTTGTACTATGCCTATTTCATCTTCAATTAGTTTACCATTACGAATGTGGTTCTTGTATTGCTGATCACCTAATGTTTTAATTTGCGCTAGTTCTTCTTTTAACAACTCAATACGCAAGTCACTAGCCAATGCTTCATCGTTTGACAATCCTTTGCGCTTTTTAATTTCTTGATCAAGTTCTTGATTTGTTGCAGAGAATTTCTTATCTAATTCATTTCGTAAATCTAAGTATCTTTGGGTTTCGCCTCTTAAGGCATCTGCCATTTCAATCTCATCTTCAGTCATTTTAAGTTTTGAAGTTTGATACTGTAGATCACCTCTTAACTGATTAGAATAATTTTCAGATTCACTAGTCAACTTAGAATATTCAAGTTGCATTTGTTGCAATTTGCCTATATGATCTTGGAATATTTTACCACGAGCCTTGGCTGCTTCATCTTCAACTTCTCGATTTTTCTTTTCTGTTGCTGCCGCCATATCTCGATTGGCTATTTCACTAGGGGCTCCTCTACCAGGAAGACCTTCTCTTGGATCTTTTATTTTTGTGTTAGCCAATCCAAAGAATTCTTTTAACTTATCGATACCAACATCAATCCAACCAAATAGACTCTTAGATGTAAGTGCTTTAAGCGTTTGATCTAACGCAATAAATGCACCAGATACCATAGCAATGAATGGAAACATTCTTACTAATGCGATACCAATAGCGAGAAAAGCGGTGACAGCGTATCTTAAACGAGCACCTAATTCTAAAAATAATTTACCTAAACTTCCAATTCTTCCACCTAGTGCGGCAAAGCGAGGAGTTAGTCTCCACCATGCGCTAAAAACTTGTACTGTTTTAACTGCTGTCGCTCCAATACTAGCAAAGCCTAACGTCATTAGTGCGGCACCAAATTTAAATGACGCAAATGTAGCGAGAAAAGCCGCTCCTAATATCGCAAAAGTTTTAATTAGTTTTTCGATGACATAAACGCTTGCAGCCAATGCGGCAATCGCGGCACTAAGTTTGACAATTGCTTCAATCATATTGCCAATCTTTTCGTCATCCATTTTGTTGATGAATTCTACTAATGGTTGTATCGCTTTCAATAAACTCATTTGTAATTTTTGAGTTGCGATATCAAGTTTGTTTTGCATATCTGCTGTTTGTTGCACAGCCTTAGCCATACTTATACTACTAGCCGTTGCTGATTGCATTTGACTAGCAACGCCTTGAATGTTAATTCCACGGAAACTCTTACCCAACAAGTCTGTAGTTAAGACCGCACGTTTGCTGGCATCATCTATCTTAGCCAAGCCTTGCACTGTTTTAGTAAGAATGTCTTGTTCACTTAATGTTCTTAAATCATTAATTGACACGCCCACTTGACCAAATGCTTCTTGCGTTTTTCTACTACCATCGGCTGCTTCACCAATACTTTGAGTTAACTTATATATTGACTGTGTTGCTTGTTCTGCTGTACCACCATTTAAACTAACGGCTTTCTGAAACCCTAATACGTTTTGAACTGCCATACCAGTAGCATCACTAACGTCTTGAATACCATCTGCAAGTCTAATGACATTACTGATAGCGGCGCCAATAGCAAGACCAGCAAGCGCAGATTTTAAGCCGGCAAATGTATTATTGAGTTTGTCTACACGTTTGTTTAATTGGTCTAAGTTTCGTTGCGCGGGGCCTGTGTTAACGTCAACTGAATATGTTAAATCTGCCATTTTATTTTGCCTTTATAATTTGTGCAACACGTTTTTTAATGAATTCTTCTGTAGGCTTTGTCATACCCTGTGGTGCTTGCTCACTACCGCGCAGACCTCTACGTGTCATGTGTCGACCTTTGTCTAATACCTGTGCGTACTGATAGTTGGCTTCAATAGTGTCACCCTTAAGTTTAGTGTTTCTTCTTGCATTACCAGTTTTAACAGGCGTATTCTTAACAAACTCTTTGTATGCCTCTTGTGGCACTTTATCTAGTTTGCGTTGAATACGCTTTAGTGATGCAGACATTTTGTTGACTTTAAGAGTAACTGACATTACTGACTCCTAGACTTATTGAGAATGTCTTGCAATTCATTTGTTGTAAAATCAGGTATAGGTTCTCTATCATTGTTCATTGCCTTCTTGTGATGGTAATTCTCAAATGTTAGTGATGCGTCCATAATATACAAATCAAATGTTGTTGCTCTACTTAATATATCACTTGGTAACATTCCATAACGTTTCCCAAGTGAATCTATCATTAGTATTGACATCATCTTTTCAGACTTTGGGTCAATACTGTCATTCGTTACTTTCCCAAGATATCAGTCACCTTTGTAATTGCCTTCATCAATACATGAGTTGGTAGCATTGCATCATCTTTAAGAATTTGTTTACCTTCTTCGTCTAAGATCAATGTTTTAACTATGTCAATGATATTACCTGTTTCGCTGTTAGACATGTTTGCTAACTTCATAAACACATCCATTGGTTGACGATCCCATGTGTGGAATGTAATGGGTTCATTAAATTCCTTGACGGTTTCTTCATCGTCAATGATGATTTCAATTAGTTGGGGTTTTGCTGAGAGTTGTGAGAGTTTCATTTGTTATTTCCTTTAAGTTGTTGTATTGTATTTAGTTATTTTCGTCTAGTTGTTCTAACAGTTGATTTAACAATGCTAGTCTAAACGCTTGTTTTGCTTTAAGTTGCTTGACTGTTGCCAACATGTTATCTAACATGGGCATCATCTTAGCCTCGTCTGCAATAAGACTTCTTATCTTTTCTTCTGGGGTGTGAATCCATTCTTCGTTCATTTATTGTCTCCTTGATTTGTTATAAAAAAGGGAGATACCTTGTGAGTATCCCCCTCGTCACATGTTTAACTAATATTAAACAGTACTGTTTGTCAATGAACCATCAACAGCGATTGTCAAAGGACTGACCCAAACAGGTGCATCTGGGCTAACAGTTGGTGCTAGACTTGTAATAAATCCTGCGCCACTTGTGTAGTGTGAACCGTTTGCATTACCTGAGTAATATACTTGAAAGTAAATTGGGTCTTTGTCGATAGACAAGTTGCTTAGACCTTGTCCGGCTGCAGTGTTTCCACCAGAACCAAAGTAGGCTGCTGTGTCTAGAACGATATTCATAGAAATCTCGTTGTCTGCAGGTGTTGCTAATTTAGCCATTGCTCCAGAGTCAAGAGTTGTATATGAATATACACCAGTACTGTTAGTAATGGTTACATCCTGTACAAAAGGTACTGTTATAGCATTCGCTGATAACGGTGTTACTGTATCAATCTTTACGATTGGGAATGATCCAGTTGTGTTTACGGTAATTCTTGCCATGTTATTCTCCTTGTGTGATTTTATTTAGGCGTTATTGAAATTCAAGTCTATGCATACGAAATGTCCAGGTGTGCCTTTCGGCTTGTGGTCCATATACTAATGCTTGGTCGAAGTCTCTTTCGAAGTATCCATCCATTAATGGTGTTGTAGAATCAGGGTTGTTTACTGATACCAAATCACTAATAATAGTGTTTACATCGATGTTGTGAGGATCATCTTGGAAACTAACGTACACTACTTGAAATTGATCAGTAGCATCATAAGTTCCTCCACCAAACGTTACTCCTAGTTGGTATGGTGTTCTTTCTACTTGATGCACATCGCTGACATAAATGCCATAGCGAACGATATCACTGTCACTAGGAAAGTCTGAATAGAGTGGGATAGCCCAATCTGGATCTAGACTATCTGCTAGTGAGTCAATAACATCTTGTGTATCAATGTATGGAGCAGCCATTAGAAATATCTCCTATCGCCGTTGAAGTAATCAACGTCAGCAGTCCAATTTTCTTCCAACTTAGTAGTAGGTCCATTAGGATTTAAACCACTTAGATCATACCAATTCATTAATTCAATTGCTTTGATCCATTCTCTCTCACAACGTTCTTTTGCGAAGTTGTAATTTTGCAAATCAACATCATTCATGTTTGATACGTCAGTAACTAAACTTTCGTAGAAAACTAGAATAGCACCAAACGTATCTAAACGTCTTAGTGTTTGATCATTTTTGATTAGTAGAGATGGATTAAAAGCAGATATCAATGCGCCTTGGGCGTTATTGGTATAATAGTAAGCACCAAGTACTGTATCACAATACTTTTGCCACCAGCCGAATTCCATCTTGTACAACCATTCTTGACTAGAAACCTGAAAATAAGGTTCCCAATCGACATTTAACGAAGCCGCTCTACGTTCCGCCGCGGGATCATAGAACAGTATGTCTGCTGCGGTTGCGTCTGAAATTCTTTGATATGGTACTGACATGTTTTAATTCCTGAACAATTGAGAGAGTGTTACCACTCTCTCATTTCATATATTAAGCATCTTGAACAATGTTAATAGCGCCACCACGACGAAGGTCACCAACACCAGAACCGAAGTATCCGACACCAGTCAACCAGATTTGTAGTCCACCAGGTACTTCACCTGACTTCAACTGCAATCCTTCTTTCATAACAGTGAACAATGC